AACCGTCTGGGCGAACTCACCGAGCAGGGCGTGAACATCGTCATGTTCAACTACGACCCAGCGCAGAGCGTCCAGCCCATCAACCAACTGAAGGCATGGCTTCAAACCCTGTTCCAGAAGCAGCGCACCGACCTCTCGGCCAAGGACATTGCCGACATGATACAGCGCATGGTGGTGCCCATCTCGCAGACCGCCATGAGCCAGAACCCCATCATCGGCCACCTCGAAGAGATGATCCTCAGACCCGACCCGTGGATAGAATTTTCGTCGAACCCTCTCATCCCCTGGTGCTTCGGCAACTGCGCGGTTGAGATGGGCAACAGCGACCTGCGCCGCATCGTGAAGGGCGGTCCCGTGCCGACGCACAAGATAGACATCGTTCACGCGCTGGAAGATGCCCTGCACGGATTCGATATTACCGAGGGGAGGGTGAGTGAGTAACGAATAAACATTAAGAACTATGAAAGTATATTTGAGCGGACGCATGAGCGGACTGCACCACGATATTTGGTGGGTTCGCTTCATTTGGAGAGAGTGTGAAGTTTCACGGAAAGGCTATGAAGTAGTGAACCCTGCCAGGAGTATCATTGCATGTTTCCGACTATATAAAATTATTGGCTACCGTCTCACGTTGTGGTATGATCTGCGGCTGCTGAAGCGTTGCACACATATTTGCATGGTTGGCAACGACTGGCATCTCTCCCGTGGCGCAAGGCTGGAGCGTATGAAAGCCAGAGAATGGAACATTAAACTTTTAGAAATATGAAGAAAGCATTTTGGATTCTGGTGGCGGTGCTGATAGCGAGCATCGCGGTGAATGTGTGGCAGTGGAGACATCAGCCTGAAGCGGAAACGAGGGTGGAGCATGATACGGTGTGGAAAGATACGGTGATTAGAGAGCCTTCTCCGGATGAGACTATCAACACAGGCCGCGTTGTATATATAAAGATTCCGGTGCCTGGTAAACGCGACACGTTGCGCGACACCATCCGCGACTCTATCGACGTACCTGTGCCGATCATGCAGAAGCGGTACGACGATTCACTCTATACGGCGTGGGTGTCAGGCTTTGAGCCGAACCTTGACAGCATCAGCCTACACCAGCCGGAAATCATCACAACCATCACCAAAACTATTGTTAAGCCGTCGCCACTCTTCAGCGTTGGTATCCAGACGGGTGCCGGTTATGGAATCATCAGCCGACAGCCTGATTTCTACATCGGCATCGGCGGTCAGTTAAACTTATGGAGGAAATGATTATGAGTACAACTTGGATTATCATCTGTGCCATCGCCTTTTTCGCTTTTTGCATCTGGGTATGGCGCACGAAATAACGCCGTGAGGTGGAATGTATGCTCGTGAGAGTAGCAACCAAATTATTTTTGTTATGAATTCGCCCGACGGCTTTTTTGCTTTAAGCATTATATTTATGCCGTCGGGCTTTTTTTGAAAAACACAGTAAACCCATACACATATTTTCTTCGCTTGTTGAAAGTTTAATGCAAAATATCGAAGAAAATGAAGAAAATCTATTATTTCATCATGCTTTGCCTCTGGGTGCTTGGAGTGGTCGGAGGCATCGGTTGGTCACTGTATAGTGGCGGTTATGTGATTGCCATCGGCGTGGCTGCAACAGGCTGGCTGGCTTGGCCACAAGTTAAGGACTATTTCACCAAAATGACACTCTAAGGCGATGAACGAAAGAATACTGGAGTGGCTTTCGCTGACCTTTGGCGGTTTGGTCGGATGGATAGTAGGCCGATTTGAGCCTGCCTTCCCGCTGATCATCATCGCCACGCTGTTCGTGCTTTACGATGCGTGGAGTGCCTACGAACTCGACAAGCGGGTGCATATCATGTACCCGAAGCAGAAACGTGAGAAAGCGAAATTTATGAGTTATAAGTTCCGTCAGGTCATCCCGACACTGACGGAAAGGTTTGTCATCATCATCCTTGCGTACTGCGTAGAGCGATGGGTGTTCATACATATAGACGTTCCATTGAGTTACATTGCTGCGGGTGTAGTCTGCGCCGAGCAACTGCTGAGTATTGCCGAGAACAAAGCCTCGTGCCGATTACCGGGAGATAAGCACGCACGTATCTGGAAGATGTTGGCCAAGGTCTTAATCGACAAGACGGCGAGGCACTTTGATTGTGATCCTTCAATCCTTGAGGACGATCTTCAGCACATCGAGACAGGTGAAATCGTCATCGAAAAACCGAAAAAGAACAGACGGAAGAAAATAATCGACTACAACGTGAAGGCTGGCATCACCCTCGAAGACATCGAACCATCAAACGAAGAACTATGATACGCATCAGCAAGAACTTCACGCTCGAAGAGCTTTGCGCGAGCAAGACGGCCAATGCCAATGGAATCCGCAACAATCCCGGACAGACGGACATTGTGAACATCTGCGCCTTAGTGCATAACGTCTTGCAACCACTACGCGATGCGATGGGGCATCCCATCAAGATAGGCAGCGGCTACCGCTCACTGGCATTGAACAATGCCGTTGGCGGTGTGCGCAACAGTCAGCACATGAAGGGCGAGGCCGCAGACCTCTGCATCGACGGCGACATCCAGAAGGGCAAACGCTGGTTTGAATGGATCAAGGCGCATTGCGACTTTGACCAACTGATATGGGAGCACAATGCGAAAGGGTCGTATTGGGTGCATGTGTCATACCGAGCCGACGGCAAGAACCGCCGACAAGTTATCGACAAATTGTTGAAACCATGATGATTATATGTATTTAAAAGTTTAGATTGTTTTAAAAAGTTTAGTAGGATTAATTTAATGGACGACGGCGGTCGCCCTTTTTTTATTGCAGCAGCCAGGAATAAAATCTATGAAAAACATTTGGTAAACCCCAAGCCGCTTTTTGTCGGAAAATAAAAGAAACGATAAAAAGCAAAATACAATGAAGTGGCTAACACTTGAAAAGATCAAGCAGCAGGTACGCATCGAACAGGACTCCGATGACGAAAACAGCCTGCTGACATCTTACGGGGCAGCAGCGGAAGAGACGGTTGCCAACCTGCTCAATCGCGGGAAGACAGTGGATGATATGGTTGCAAGCCTTACCGACGAGTACGGCGGAATCCCCGAAAGCATCACCAATGCAGCACTGATGCTTGTAGATAACTGGTACCAGCACCGCTCACCAATTGATGTCGTCAATATGAGCGTTGTGCCGTATGCGTTCGATTTGATAATTAAACCCTACATGGTACTATGATTATCCACGGACGAAACATATTGATTTATCAAAATGGCGTGGCAATCGCTGCGTCAAAGTCGTGCGAGATACATGTCGCCTGTGAAAAGATACCCATTGCCTCTCCAGACACCGGGGATTGGGAAGACAACATCCCCGGCCGCAAGAATTGGTCTGTCAGGCTGAATCGCCTTGTGATGTCTATGACAGAACATCTGCTGAATGTCGGCAACCGCGTGAGGCTGACGTTTGGCGTTGTGGATAAGTACAAAGAACTTGGTGCAGACCGTCTGACGGGCTATGCCATCTGCGACGATGCCACAGTCTCGGCCAACGTGGGCAACCTGGCATCAGGATCGTTTGTCTTCACCGGCTGTGGAGGTTTGGAGAGAATCATGGTCAACCTGCGCGACTCATTGCAGAACGATATGAAGGACAGCGACGGCAACCAGTTACGTGTGATGGAAGAACTCGAAAATCTTGTGTAATAACTTAAAATTTATAATGATATGGCAAATTATGATTTAGACTACGAGGGCTCAGTTGTTCAGGACATCCTCGACACCGGAAAATCATTGGAAGATGATGGTTATATTTTCTTGGGTACGGCCACACCGTCCACCATCCCAGGCACGCCGACAGAGCGTGTCGCCTACGTCGGTGGCCCCGGTACCTATAACAATTTCGGCACGACGGTAGTAGTGCCAAGTGGCAGTATCGTTGTCATCACCTATAGCGGCAGTGCTTGGTCAAAGACGGAGATCAAAGCCTCGCTGCCCGTCTCTACGACTTTGGGAAGTGATAACACTACAATCCCGACAAGCAAGGCCGTGAAAGATGTCACAGATGCAATCAACACCAAACTCGGCGAGGGTTATGTCTATGCGGGTATCGCCACGGCAACGACCAATCCAGGCACACCTACTGGTAAGGTTTTCTACCTTGCAAAGGATGCAGGGACGTACACGAACTTTGGCGGTCTTGTGGTGACGCAGGGCATCAATATCTTGAAGTACAACGGCTCTGCATGGTCACAGGAACAGGTAGTCGGTATTGACGATGAGCCTACTGCTGGAAGTCCTAATCTGGTTAAGAGTGGTGGAGTACAGAATGAACTTGCATTAGGTGCAGTTTATGATGTATCAGCAAAGAATCCAACAGCAGGCCCAAATAATGATGGTAAATTTGAATCACTTAGTGAATTACTTTCAGATGCAAATCTTAACACTCTTATTCCTACTGCTGTTAGAAAAGGTGGAATGAGTATTAAGTTTGTACAGAGTTCTGACAATAAGTATGTGCAGTATAGACTGATGGCTGATGCTTTTACTACTGATACTACCAATTGGCAGGGAGTAGATGACAAACCTACGGCAGGAAGTGAGAATTTGGTGAAGAGTGGTGGAGTGTTTTCAGAAGTGAATGACCTTAACATACCACTCGGCAAGACTTTTGAAACTATCTCTCTTTCTGGTGGCCATTCAGGGCAGATTATTGACAACCATGGAAATGTTATAGCATTAACTGATGGAAGTTATTCCTTGCCGATTTACTTACACAGAGGAGATTCTGTTTTCCTAAAGGCAAGAAGCAGCCGCTATATAGGTGCAATATGCAGTACTGATGAAAACGGAACAGCATACACAGTATTAAAGACTGGCATAGGTGCAGGTAATGTAGTTCCAATGCAGACGGTGACCTTTTTCATAGAGTCTGACGGATACTATGCTTTCTCATGGTATGAAAGTGCGGAATTACATAAGGTTGCATTGGGTGTTATTAATGACATAGTTGATAATGCTATACGCACTGACAATCTGTTTAGGAAAGGAAAGCCTATTTTTAGAAGCGTAGGTGCTGACGTGACACTTGATAATATTGATGAGATATTTATATTTGACAAGTATTTTGCATCAGTTACAAATTTCGTTACTATATCATGTTATCATAATTGCCTATATCTTTTAGGGTGCAAGACAGACGATGCAACACAAATGACTTGGTGGGGTAAGACAGTTGCTCTTACAAATGGAGAAAACGGAAAAGTATATCCAGTAATATTCACCAACGAAGGAGGGACTTCTGCGGAGGCGCAAGAAGGGGACACCATCGGTTATGTGGTTTTCTCGGACATAGAGACTTTTGCAGGTACGGCAGTTACGAAGGGCTATCATCCACTTAACCTTGAATTTATAAGTAATATTAGGATGTGTCCGAAGATTGCTTCTATGTTGAGTGAATATCTCAGCAAAAAAATGGTACAAGTGGATATGCTGTCCAAAGCTTTTGGTATCTCTTCAACAACAGTAGATGTTCCTATTGGACAAACTAATAAGACTGTAACGAGTACAGGAGAAATACTTGATTTACAAGGTTGTTATATTTCAACACCTGTCTTTTTTAGTGCTGAGGACACAATACAATTTACAGCAAGGGCAAGTAAATATATTGGTGTTATCTGTAAGACTGATTCTACTGGGTCATTTTATACACCAGTTGCAATAGGAGGTGGCGCAGGTAATGTCTTACCTATGCAGACGGTAAAACATCTTGTAGAAGAAACTGGGTACTATGCCTTTTCTTGGTACGATGTTTATAGGGAATGCTTGATAGTAACGGAAAACATATCGGACTATCAGAGGTTCAACCTATTGGCGATGTTTGACAATATCACCTATTGCGGAGATAGTCTGACTTATTCGCAGGTTTCCACAAGTCCATCTGCATATCGAACTGCCAAGAAAATATATCCTGAGATAGTGGCAAGTATATGTGGGAACACTGCTATTACCCTTGCACATCCCGGTGACACAGCAAAAAGATGGTGGGACAATTTCAACTCACAACTTGTTTCGAGGACTAATAACCTGTATATGGTCTATCTTGGTACGAATAGTGGTCTTACGGACACTGTAGACACTGATTGCCCTGTTGATGGAGGAATAGAAGACTATGCTGACACCAATACTGGATGCTACGGCAAGTTGATGAAGAAAATACAAGAACTTGGTGATAAGGCCATACTTGTTAAGATTACGCCAGAGTATGCACATAGTGAAGTAACGAACTCTGTAATTGAGAAATTCGGGCTTAGATTCAACTATCCTGTAGTCAAGAATGATAGGATTAATGAACTTGTATATCGTTATTACCCAGATGGCTCAGGTTGGGATAATGTCCATCTCAACGACCTTGGGTATAGTTATTTTGCAAACAGGCTGATAAAGGATATATCAGAGCTGTCGTATGCAATGTTAAGAAGGTTGGTGATATGGTAAATCTGATAATATAACTTGTATTACGGATTAAGAATATGGGAAAACTTATTATAAGAAAAGGTTCTGCGAATAAAGGTTTGACAAGACCGAGTGAAATAGCAAGTACATAGTTATGACAATAAGTATGTACAATATAGACTAATGTCTCCTGCATTCAATACTACACTTGCTAATTGGCAAGGGGTAGATGATGAGCCAGACCCAGAGAGTGACAATCTTTTTAGTTCAAAGGGTGCCGCTGATACTTACGGTTCTTATATAGAAAACCCGGAATTTTTGTGCGCTTGGGTAGATAACGAAAGAAAAATACTTTTGGCTATAAGAAAAAATGGAGATGTATATTTTGGAAAAGGTGTTCCCAAACAGATTTTAAGAATCCTTTCGTCAAAAGTTGACAAAGAAGAAGATAAAACGCTCATTGATTCTGAATTTGCAAGTAACATTTCTTATATCGAAAATCCTCAATATGCGTTTGTTTTTGTAGACAAAGATAAGAGAATACTTTTTGCTTCACAGAAAAATGGTGATTTTATAGCAGGCGGTGTCAATGTCAGTAAATTAGAGGAGAAAGTTAATCACGTTGACATAGTGACAAGCAACAAAACGGCTTTCTCGTCTTCTGGAAGTGCAGGCACTATCGTTCAACTTGACAACATCCCTGACATTAAGACTGACTATAACATTGGGTTCAATGCGAACGTTGTTTCCTTCGGAAAGATAGAGATTGTTCAAAATGACGAAGACTGGAAAAGGGGAAAGATTGCCATTGACGACACAAACCTCTATGAATATAAATGGCAGGACGGCACAGTCATAACTACCCCGCATGGTCTTACAATCTCGGACATGATAAGCGTTTCCATCAGCGTCCTACCACAGAACATCGGAATAGCTGCTATTGAAATCAATTCTGTTGACGGACAGATATTCAGCAAAGACATAAGTTGGGGTGCCGGAAAGAACAACATCAAGGCAAATGTGGTCAGTGGAACGCTTGAAAACATGAGCCTTTCCTATGGAGGGCTTTGGATGGATAAGGATATAAGGATTTTCTCAGATTCCTATGGAGATTATTTCCCTGCATATCTGTTTGAGAACGACCACAGAAACTTTGCGCTTGATTCTTGGAGTGGAAGAACTGGCGGTGAGGCTTTGGAATCATTAAGGATAGGAATAGAATACAAGAAACCGAAGTCCATCCTTTGGATGCTGGGACAGAACAATCAGGAAAACGGTACTGGTGGGAGTGATAGGTTTAAAGATTGGAAAGACTCTGTTGAGAAGGTTATGGAAATATGCAAGAACAACGGAATTGTTCTATATCTGTGTACAATTCCGAATACTCCGACGAGAACACATACGCAGAAGAATGATTATGTAAGGAATTCAGGCTATCCCTATTTTGATATGGCATCTATTCTTGGTGCTAATGAAGTTGGTTCATCTTGGTATAGCGGCCTTCTGGGAAGTGATCCACACCCGTCTTATATAGGTGCAAAGGTGATTGCCAGAGGACTGATGTGTTTTTTGCCAGCAATAAATTAACAAATAAAAAAATAAATGATTATGAAAGATTGTTTGTATACGAAGTTTAAAGGTTCTTCAACAGATGAAAACCTTCCAAAGTTAGGTGAGTTGAAATTGAAAGTTTCTAACGGAAGGTTAGTACTTCTTACTGATGGTGGATGCACTATTACAGGACTCAATGGTGTCCTTATTGACGGTGTGGCAAAAAAACAGGTTGCTTCTGGTTGGTCATCGCAGATGATCATAAGCGGACTGTCATCTGATTTGTCTCTCGGCGAGATTGTCTTGACAAATAAATATGGTATATATGCAATAATCGGTTCTGTGATACTGGATAGTTCAGATGACTTGTATGCCCTCTCTTTGCAACAACTGCAACAAAAAGACTACAACAATGTCAATGTGTTGGATGACAATACCGTAGACTTGTCGGAGTTAGTCAGTGAGCAAAGTGGGTTGACACAGCTTGTCTTGTCTGGCAAGAAGGTCACTGGTGCTGTTTCAGACTTGTTGCCTCTGAAAAATGCGCTGACAGTATTAAATGGTTGTCCTGACTACTATAATAAAACTATGGTATCAGGTGACTTTGGCGATTTAGGACACTTTAAGAACATTAATAGTTTCAGCAACAGCATGATTACCCTTTTTGGTGCTGTTCGCGGTACTGTTGAGGATTTCGTTTCTGCAAGGCTGCAGGAAGTGCCTGCTACTGCTGGCAGTGTGTCTATTAATTGGCTTGGCGATGGTGGGCGTGTTACTTACGACGGTGACCCTATTGTAAGCAAGCAAAACAACACTATTGCTTGGGATGCACAAGGGAATATCACCCTAAGTTAATAGTATTTCATAGTGAATTCGGTTTTGTTTTAGTTAGTAAGGCAGCCTCTTCTGGGGCTGATTTTCTTATTGTAATAACTCAATACAGAACAGATTCATGCTTTCACGGCTTGAATCTGTTTTTTATTAAGTAGATAGCAACTAATTATTAAGTTGGTGTTAAGTGAGAAAGCATTTGTACGATATATCTGCTACGATGAAGAGAATTGAATGAGGTCATCTCCAACATTGGGGATGACCTCATTTTTTTGGTTGGTAAACCCAAAACCACATAACGCCAGATAGTTAGAAATGACTGTCGGGCGTTTTTTCGTTTCCGGCAGCAAAAACGAAAAAGAAGTTATGGCATATTCGACAGGTATGATGGATATGCGTGTGAAGGTGGCGAAAAGGGCCACGGACACGCAGGAGAGTTTCGGCAAGTCAGGACAGCCGAAATATGAATGGCTGCGACAGGCAGGCGATCACGGACTATGGGCATCTGAAAAATTCGACAAAGGCATGAAGTCTTTGCGCGAGGGTGCGCTTGACTCCTACAACACCCTTATGTTCCGAATGCGCTACGTGCAAGGCATGGATGAGTGGTGCCTGATTCAGTTTCAAGGCAAATGGTATCAGATCACCAGTTTCAACGATTCATACCGAAACAACGAAATACAGATTACAGCCGTTCGCCTGGCCAACCAGCAGGTGAATATCGTGGAGCCGTACAGCACGAGCGACTTAGGCGACGGCGGCACAGGGGATATTTAACAGGCTGCGCACAGCAGCACAAAACATAAGGAACTATGGCAAAGAAAACAAAGAAACAAGAAATCAAGGCAGCGGTGGTGGCGATTGGGCGCAAGGAAAACCAATACGCCCGTGAGTTCGTTGAGCATCATCTGAAGGTGGGCTTCTCGCACGTCTATATCGCCGACAACAACCGCAAGGGCGAGGAGCACTTCGAGGAGGTGCTTCAGGACTACATCGACAAAGGCGTGGTGACGGTCATCAACTACCGGGACAAGTGCAACTGCCACTTCCCTGCTTACAATGCCATTTATCGTCAGTATAGTGGCGATTATGACTGGATGGCGTTTTTTGACTTTGACGAGCAGCTGGTCATCAAGGGCAAAGAGACGCTGGCAGACCTGTTGAGTAATCGCGACGGGTGCAACTGCGTGATGATCAACTGGCAGTGCTACGGCGACAATGGGCTGGTGAAGAACGATGGGCGACCGATGGCCGAGCGGTTCAAGAAGCCACTGCCTGCCGACTTACATGTGCAATATGACGACATCGCAGAGAATCAGCATGTGAAGTCGATTGTGCGTGGCGGATTGGAGGGCGTGCAGTTCGTGACTGATCCACACTGCCCATACTATGCCGGCACCTATGAGAATGCCATCGGGGTGAAATGCGAGCGCAACTTCTGTACTCCGACGTATGACCCAAGCCGTGCGGTCATCAGCCATTATATCACGAAGACCGCCGAGGAATGGGCCGACAAGATGCGTCGCGGCATGGCAGAGCGTCCGATGAAGGACTTCTGGATAGCCTACCACGACCGATTCTTCAAGTACAACGAATGGACAAAGGAAAAAGAGAAAGCCGTCACGCCGGAGAAGACGGTGGCGATTGTGCATTACAACACGCCCGAACTGACAGAGGCAACCATCCTGAGTCTGCGCAAGCATGGCGGTGAGTATTACAAGGTGGTGATCTTCGATAACTCGGACGAGGAGCCGTGGACAAAGAAGATGAAGAATGTGAAGGTTATCGACAATACCAAAGGGCAGTTCATCGACTTTGACAAGGAACTGGAGAAGTACCCGCAAAGGTTTGCACCCATCGGCGTGAGCGGCAAGTGCGTGTTCGGGAGTGCCAAGCACATGATGTCAATACAAAAACTTTTCGACCTGTTGCCCGACGGATTCCTCTTGATGGACTCGGACATCCTTCTGATGGACTCCGTGGACTTTATGTTCCAGTATGACCGATGCGCAGTGGGGCATATCCAGTCGGCACAGAAGGCCGGCAACCCGAAAGGCATTGAGCGGCTGGTGCCGATGCTCTGTTGGATAAACGTTCCGATGTGCAAGCATTGTGGCATTGACTATTTCGACCCGAAACGCTCGTGGGGCTTGCAGCCTGGCGGTCAGCGCAACCGATGGAACTACTACGACACAGGTGCTTCGTTCCTCGAAGACATCCGCAGCCATCGCAATGGTGCCTGCGGCAGGCGCATAGACATCCGTCCGCTGATAATCCATCTGGCAAGTGGGTCGTGGCGCAACCGCGAGAAGGCAAAGGCTTGGCTGGAAGAACATGCCGACCTGTGGCGGTAAACCCGCGACCGCTAAATCCTTGAATAAAAAAGGCAAATAATTATGGATAATATCTTTGCAAATCTTTGGCGTAAACGTGAGACGACACCGGCATCAGGAGTGCCGGCTTCGACGACTGACAAAGGCCCTGAAGTGAAGAGTGGATCATACGAACAGCGTATTATCCGCGCAAACAATCCTCAGACGGCTCTCACGGTGTCCGCTGTTTATCGCGCTACCGAACTTCGCGCCAAGACTATCGGACAGATGCCCGTGCAGTATCAAAAGAAAGATGATAAAGGCGGAAACTTCGTGCCTTGGATGATGGGACTCGGAAAGAGAATGAACTATCTTCTCCAGGAAGAACCGAACCCGCTGATGAGCGGGCCTTCGCTTTGGGAGCAGGTGACCATTGACCGCATCATGTGGGGTAACGGTTTTGTGTATGTGGAGCGCGACATCTTTGGTGATCCGATTAATCTGTGGCTGGCTACTTGTGGCGGCTACGACTACATGAACGACACCTACAACATCGTGTATTACACCAACTACGGCATCCGCGAGAAAGTCAACGTGCCGGCGCAGGACATCCTGCATTTCCCAAACACGTTCAGGTATTACAACGGCTTCTGGGGCATACCGACCATCCGATACGCAGCAGAGACTCTCTCGCTCATCAAGACCGAGAAGTCGCAGGCCCTTGAAACGGCTGCAAAGGGAGGGCGCATGAAACTTGTCATCGGCGAAGAGAAACCGGCTAATGCGCAAGGAACATTGTCGTTTGGAATGTTCAACAAAGAACAGACGAATGCCTATGCCGACGAGATCAACGACCGCATCTACCAGAAGGATGTGATAGCCCTGCGGGGTTTGGAAAAAGTGCAGAACATCTCAATGAGCGCACAGGACATGCAGATGATTGAGCAGATGAACCTCGGTTTAGATGATGTTGCCCGCTTCTGGGCGGTTCCACGTCCCCTTCTGATGCTTGACACCAACTCACACTACAACGACTATTCCAATGCCACGATGGAGTTCATGTCCAGAACCATAGGCCCCGACAAGACCGACATGGAAAAGGAGATAGCCCGAAAACTGTTGGGCAGGGACTACTACGGCCAGCGTCGCATCCACATCTGTGAAAAGCCGCTGTTGGCAATGGACCCGGAGCGACAGGCAAAGGTAGATCAACTCAACCTTCAGACTGGCGCGAAGACTGTCAACGAAATCCGTCAGGAGCACGACATGCCAGCCGTGGCTAATGGCGACGAGCCAATGGCAAGTGCCAACCTGCTGACGCTGAAGGCTCTCTTGGCAAAGAGTGCTGCGGAACCGGGCAGACCAACTAACAATCAAAATCAGAATAACAATGAAGAAGGTAACAACTAAGGAAACTGAGGACATTGAGCAGGAGGTGCGCGAGCAGTCGAAGAAACTCTCCAAGCGTGTCCGTCGCGCGGTAAACCCACAGCGTGGATTTGGGTGTTAAGTAATAACATTAAACGAAATAGAAATGAAACAAGTAAGATTTATCCCCATCGAGGATTGCGGACTGGTTGTCCGCGAAGCCGGTGAAGGTCAGGCCGAAAGCCGCAGGGTGGAGGGAAAGCCCATCATCTTCGGTGTGCGATCTGTAAACCTTACACCGTTGTCTGAATCCCGCGAGGTCTATGAGGTATTAGAGCCTGGCTGCATCTCACAGGATTTGATTTCACGTTCAGACATTATCCTGAACATCAACCACTCAAACATGGTGACCGACGTACTTGGCCGCTGCAATAACGGAAAAGGCACGCTCGAACTTGGTCTTCGTGAGAACTTTGTCGAAGCAGCCTGTGACCTGCCAAAGACAAATACAGCCAACGACACGCTGGAACTCATTAAGCGCGGCGACATCACCGGCATGTCATTCGCCTTCAGCGACGACTATATGGACTCCGAGAACGGAGTATCATACGAGCGCACCAACGAAATGCACGACGGCAAAGAAGTATGGCTGCGCCATGTAAAGCGTATCACGGGCTTGTACGACGTTTCCATCGTAACCCATCCTGCATACGAGCAGACATCTGTCGGCACCCGTGAGCAGGGCGACGCTATCGACAAGGCCATCGAAGATCAGTTGAAGCGTGAGACCGCAAACGAGCAACACGAAGAGACCGACTTGGAGCGTGAGGAGCGCGAACTTGAAGAGCAGGCCGAGAAAGCCCGCATCATGATGACGCAGAGACTCCGCAGCCAGCGTCGTCATCTCGCAGAAAATTTTATCAATCAATTATAGTATTAACTCTTAAAATTGTTTCGTATGAAGACAAAAGCAGAAATCCAGAAACGCCATCAGGAGATTCTGGTCGAACTCGACAAAATCGACGAGTTCGCAAAGCGTGAGAACCGTCCCTTCACCGCTGAAGAGGAAGGCAAGTATCAGGCATTGATCCGCGAAGACAACCGCCTGCACATTGAGATTCAGGGTATGCTTGACGAGCACGAACTGAACCAGATGCGCGAGCAGAAGTCAAAGAGCGCTCAATTGCGTGAGTTGTTCAAGAAGTGCCGTGAAGAGAAGGTTGCATTCTCTGAGGATATGCACGACCGTGAGGCTGCAAACGCCACCACCATCCTGAAAGACCCAGCCGCAGGTAACACCACCGGCAACATTGAGGCTTCCGGTGCTATTCCCTTGACCATCCACGAACTCATCGACACCAAGGTTCCAGGCTTGGAACTGCCCGGTGACTTGAGAATCCTCACAGGCGTGGTTGGCAATCAGGTATGGCCTTATGCCATCGACGATGTTGAGTTCACCGTGGCCGACGAGGTTGAGCAGATTGGTGAGCAGAAGATTAACTTCGCCAAGTTGAACGCAAGCCCCGTCCGCGTGTCTGCTGCACTGGCTATCTCTAACTATGCCATCGACAACACGGCATTCGACCTGTTCAGTTTCTGCTCTTACAAGATGATGAAGGGTCTGGCCAAGTTCAAGGCCCTCTACACCTACAGCCACTGCGCATTCGACCATGACTTGAAGCCAGTATTCTCACTGGTGACACCGAAGGAAATCGTCCTCGACGACAACTTTGGCGAGAACCTTGCCACTGAGATTGCAGAGATGTGGGACCTCGGCTTCGAGGGTGACCCCTGGCTCACCATGTCGAAGACTATGGAGACCAAGTTGCAGTTCCACAAGGCCATCCCTGGTACCACCGACAGCAACCGCACGGTGATCGAGGACGGTCGCTGTCTTGGTCATTCTTACACCGTCAGCCCGTACATCAACTACGCACTCAATGGCACAACCCCGAAGGCAGACGGCAACCAGTACATCGGTATCGGTCACTGGGGCTACTGCGCATGGGAGCAGCACAATGAGATGAGGGCTACGGTTGATGCGACAAGTGCTGAAGTGGCTAAGCGTAACACCACAGTTCTGGTAATTAACACAGAATTTTCTATTACTGAGTTGAGCCAGAAGGTGAATGGTGCAAACGGCGTGCAGGCATTCAAGCTGTTGAAGGTTGTGGACGCTCCCTACGCTACTGGTGACATCTAAACTCTCTCACGTAGCAGGTTCATAGTTCCTGTTCGGGCTGCTGGCTCCGATGCGCAGCAAAGGTTGTCCGGCAGCCCGATTTCATAAAAAACCAATTAGCAATGAAGACAGTTGACGAACTTATCTATGAGGCAATCGTGGCCGACGAGACGCTGATGGAAATCATTGGCGGCTCAAAGCGCGTCACATCTACTTGCTTCGAGATTCCCCCCGACCAACTTGACAACACGGATGTGCCGAACATCATCATCACAGATGACGGTATGCAGAACAACGTCACGACGAAGGACTGCGTGTGGGAGGGTGCCGAAGACCAAGTGCAAGTTACTGTTGACATTGCAGGCAATAGCCCGCAGGAGGTAAAGCAGATCATGCGCAAGGTACGCAAGGCCGTGGAGGTCTATATGGCTTCACTTGGCAATGCAATGCCGGAACTGGTCAGCCTTACTTCAGGCGAATTGGCTTGGGACTGGATGAAGCCCTGCTACTACAAACCTCTCATTTATCAGTGTATAACAAAAGCGGATATTGACGATGAAGACGACAACATCTAATCATCAATATCAACAGAACTTAAAAAGTTACACATTATGATACTAAAAGGTCAAAACTTTAGAATTTTAGCAATTGACGCTGTTTCCAACAAGTTCAAGTGCATTGGAATGGCCACCAATTGTACGGTGACGCACGGCAGCAATACCGAAGAGTCGTCCACCAAAGATGATGTCGGCATGTCTTCTAAGCCCACCATCGTCAGCCAGAACTGGAGCGTGCAAGTGGATTCGCTGAACGTGTCTGATGTTGGTGCCATGCTGACCGCCATGAAGTCGCTCACACCGTTCACACTGTTGTGGGACGAGACCAGCACCGACGACAACCAGACTCCTGAAGAGGCTGCGTTTGCCCGCACTGGCGTTGCATACCTCAACGACGCAACCTTCCAGTTTGACGACCGAACAAACAGCACCAAGTCTTTGCAGTTCACTGGCTCTGGTCCATTGGAAACCCTTTCTGAGACACCCGCTTTCGAGGCGATTGCTTTAGGCTCTTACACCAAGGGTCAGTTCGTGCGCTTGTTCCTGGGTAGCGATAATACCGCCGTTCCTGCGACCGTCATTGCAGCCGCAAAGACGTTGAGCCTCCATGTATCGATGACCTTGGAAACGGCTACGACCAAGGACACGCCGGGAACATTTGACGTACAAGAGCCGACAGGTCTTTCCTACGACATCTCAACCTCTGCTCTGATGCGTGGAAACGATATTATTACATCCGCCGTTGGTGCCAAGTCGCTCGCCGACATCGAGGCGATAAAGGAGGCAGGCAACCCCGTGCGCTGGCAGATTGCCAATGTCAGCGGTGACAACCAGCGAACCAAGGGTGCCGTGATTGCAAGCGGATCTGTCATCATCCAGACATTGACGCTGAATGGCCCCAACCGCCAGAACGCAGACTACACCGCTCAACTGATTGGCTACGGAGCCTATACCGTAGGAGCCTAACCCATCCGATTCTGTTTCAGCCCGTCCGCCACTATGCTTCGATGCCATAATATCAGCATACGACGGGCGGGTATTTATTAAACATTTAAAAGGAACTATTGAACTATGATCAAGAAAGAAATTACCCTATGCGGCAAGGCCGTCACCTTGGCCTACTGCTACGCCACAGAAATCGCCTACAAGAAACTTTCGGGTGATGACATGCTCGACTATGCCAAGCACGCCATTGACAGCATTCAGTCTGAGCGTGATCCTGACACCGAGCGCACACTGTACGCTATTATCGCCTGCATGATGGCATATTACAAGGATGAAGAGAAATTCCCCGTCAAGGACAAGGACATCATGGACGAAGCCACGCCTGTAGAATTTGGCACGGCCATGCTAACCATTCTTAACATGCGCTCGGAGTTCTACAACGTCCCCAAAGGCGAAGAGGAAAAGCCAAATAAAGGCAAAGGTAAAGGAAAAAACGCATAACCGCCTGCGACCTGTACCAACTCTTCGTGGGCGAGATAGGCATCAGCCGACAAGAATTTCTGTATGAGATAACATTCTGGGAAGTCCTTCTGATTATTCGCGGCTATCGTCGCCGCAGCATCGACGTGTGGAGTGCAAGTCGGTGGTCAACCTACCATATCATGGTAGCGTTTGTCGGAGGCGACGAACTGAAGAAAAACGGCATATTCAGTCCAAAGGACTTGCTGCCGCTGCCGTGGGACAACGAAGATGAAGCCGAGGAATACACCCAGGCCGACATCGAAGGACTCCAAGCCGACATTGACGCAGCCAACGCCGGAGACATACAATGGTAAACTATTACACAAGTTTTGCGCGGTTAGTATAGACTAATCGCGCGATTTTTATGGCAGATATTAAGAACGGCACAGTCACCATCACAGGTCTTGATGCTTTTGAAAAAAAGATAAAGCAATTAGAGACCACAAACCCCGGATTTGAAAAACGTCTGAGGAGTGTCATCCGTGAGGTGCTTGGAGAGGTACGTTCCAATTTGTCTAAAGAGGCAAAAACTGGGCTTAACATGAAGAGCGACCCCCGTAATGCTTACAAGGCCGTGCGTTATGCCGTATATAGGCGTATATTTGGCGGTCAGGTAAATATTCTGCAATCACGAAAGGCTGGTGCAATGAGTTTATACGAACCACCAAGAAAAGGATTACCAAAACGGGGAGGGAATAGGGTTCTACGGTCAAAACGTACAACTGACATAATGAGTTATCAAGGAAAAGACCGTGGTTTTATACTCAGATTCTTAAACCAAGGCACTGGAGATAGAGCAATTCACTCAATGGGCGGAAATGCTTTGCGGACTGGTAGTGTATCTATCATTAAAACTAAAAGCCTTGGAGGTAATCGTGGAAATATATCTGCCAGAAATTGGTTTGGCGGAGCATCTCACAAAGAACTTGAAAAAGTGGCGCAACAGATACAGGAAATCATCGACAAAGTAATCTACGACGAATTTAAATAAAGACGATATATGGCAGATGTTATAACCAGGTTTAAACTTGAAACCACTCAATATGATAGCAAACTTCGCGATGCCGCGAAGGGTTTGCAGGAATTAACCCGCGTCGCAGAGAATGGTGGAAAGGGATTTACTGACTTTTCTCAGAAAGCCATCGAAGCCGCCCGATCTCTCGGACAGACCGCGAGCGGAGCAACCAACCTGAAAGACAAAGTGAAAGACTTAGTTGGTGCCTATAACGACGCGGCCAAAGCCTACAACAAACTGAGTCAGGAACAGCAGCAGAGTGACTTCGGCAAGGCACTGGCACAATCCATCGGACAACTGAGTGAACGCATCAAGGAAGCCAAGCAGGAACTCTACGGAATTGGCGACGCTATTGATCAAGTAAAAGAAAAGAGCAGCGGAGGCCTGTTTGGTGAAGGCGGATTTACTGGCATGTTGCAAGTGGCTGGTGGTAATCTATTGGCGCAGGGAATTTCCAAACTTGGCGCAGAAATGGCCGACACCATTAAGCAAGGCATAGAATTGGCAAAACAAGGTGAGGGTATTCGCATTGCTTTTGAGCGTTTGGATCGTCCGGGACTGCTCGAAAACCTAAAGGAAGCGACTCATGGCACCGTCAGCGAAATGGAACTGATGAAGCAGGCCATCATGTTTGAAAACTTCAAACTCCCACTTGAAGACCTTGCAACATACCTTGCATTTGCACAGCAAAAAGCGAAAGACACGGGTGAGAGCGTGGACTATCTTGTGAACTCCATCGTGACTGGCCTTGGTCGCCAGTCTAAGCAGATACTCGACAACCTCGGCATATCCGCATCAGAACTGACGCGACGGATGAGCGAAGGCGCAGACATGACCAAGGCTGTAGCCGACATCATCCGCGAGGAAATGGCCAAGGCCGGTGATTATGTCGAGACAGCCGCAGATCGTGCAGCCCGTGCCGCTGCTGACGCTACTAATGAGATGGAACGGCTTGGACGCGAGGCTCAGCCATTTGCAGAGGAGTGGGCAAAAGCATGGAATGAGATCAAGATAGGAGGTATGCAAGTGCTAACGACTGTATTCGGTCCGCTGGCAGAGTCCGCTCGTCAAATTCGACAGATATTAAATGGTGAGTTTAAATTTAAGGCCGGTGTTCCGAATCTCGCTGAAGGTGGAAAAAGTCCGTGGGCTGGTTGGAAGCCAGGAACGGATAACACCATTCAGGTGCCTGGTGGTTACGTCGAAGTGACTGATGCCAATACAGGTGAGGTCATCGGCGGAAAACATTTCGACAACCTATCTGATACCAACTCCATCAAAGAATGGCAAAAATCGCTTTTTAAGTCTCAAAAAACTTCTACAAGAACAAGAACCGCAAAAGGCCCAACATGGACTGACTTTGAAACTGCCCAAGCAAAGAGCAATATATTAATTGACCAACAGTTAGCCGCTGGAAAGGTATTCCGTGAAATGCCGAGCGTGTATGAAATGATGCTGCCTGAAATCAAGAAGCAGATTCTCGACAAGAAGGACTTCGACCTGAAGAAAGTGCTGAAGGAATACGTCAGCGACCCAGACAAAGATAAACGCAAGCAAAAAGACATAAACGAAACGGACAAATTCGCCAGCGACTTTGCCAAGGTGACAAGTTCCGTGAGCAACATTGCAAGTGGCTTACAGGCGTTGGGCGTTGAGATACCAGAAGGGCTGTCCAAGACCATTGCAGTGGTGCAGACTATTAGCGGCATATTGACTGCGATACTTGCTATCACGACGGCAATACAGGCGACAAGTTCCGTGAATGCCACAGCCAGCGTGATTGATGCCGTCGTGCCATTCGCTCGTGGCGGTAAGGTTCCGAAGGCTGCAACTGGCTACTATGTGCCTGGTAAACGGTATAGCGGAGATACAACACCTATACTGGCGAACGCCGGGGAGTTGGTGCTTAACAAATCAAGCCAAGGCAACCTTGCGGCGATGATCCGAAACGCTGAGAGTCTGGTGGGGATGATTGACCGTTACCAGAACTCATTTCTCAGTCGCACACAGTACGGCAGCGAGGCCGCGAACTTCAGCGGAGGTGCCATGCAGAACCTTCGCCTGTCTGCCTCCATCAGCGGTGAGCAAATACGCTTGATACTCAAAAATAATGGCCGTCGCACAGGTCGCGGAGAGTATGTCACGAGCAATTTTACAAGGGGATAAAAAAGTCAAAATATAAAACAACAATAAAAATGGGTATTCGCTGGCAGATAAAGTTCAAGTCATTTCTTGGCACTGCGTATGTGCTGAACATCTATGATTCCGAGTGGTCGCCCATCGGTAACATCACCCAACTCAAGGGTGCAGACGTGCCTTTCATTACCAACGAGGATAACGACGAGGATATATACAAGCCTATCCGCAATCAAAGTGGGTATATCAGGTTTATTGTCGAGAACACCTCAATAGTCGGACAGATGATGCCGTCCAATCCCACTGACAGGCCCGTCGTACTGACGGCAGGAGAGACCACTATCCGTTGGGCTGGATTCCTGAGTAACGAGCAGTACAGCCAGCCTTGGGAGCCATGCCCATACGTCGTCGAGATACCAGTCGTTTCGATGACTATGGCGATGAGGGGTGTGAAGTTCACCCAGGCAGAGGGATACACCAGCCTTCTCGGACTAATAAACACTATCAACGGATATTTGCCATTCACGACAGAATTGGTAGTGCCGTCAGACATTCCCGTGGGCAATGTATTCGTGAACAACAACAACTTCAGAGAGTTCCTGACGATACCTGAAAGAGCAGATCGTGGCACGACCAATATGTATGAGTGCAGATACATCTACGAATGCGTGGAGGAATTTTGTAAATACTTTGGCATCAGCCTGCACGAATACCAAGGTATTTTCTACTTTACGACTCACAACGCAACTCTTTATGATGATGTTGACCTAAGCGGGGACACGCGAGAGAATCAGTGTAGCACATACACCCTGGCAAAACTTGTCCTCTGTGGTGCGAGCAACCTTGTCGATTTCTCCCAAGTGTTCAGGAGCATTACTGGAATCTTTATAACAGGACGGGACAAAGCCGAAAACGTATATTCATCGCCAGATAGTTTCTTCAAGAACTTTTTGGTCGAAGGTGCTTATAACAATACTGACCTATTGTTTTACGGGAATAACGAGATACTTCCATACGCCAACGGAATACAGCAGACACTATGGATTAGTGACAGCCCTACATATTCAGGAGGACAGATAATTCGCCATAGGGATGAGGGACTCAATATTATCAACGCGAATGGATCATCCTGGAATGATTATTTTAACGTGTATTCCCAAAAGGCAGATGCAGGATCACCGCAGACAGCCATAGCATTTAACATACCCAATAAAATATATATTAACGACAATGAATATACTGCGCTAAATATATCGTGCAGCGTCGGTGCATGGTATGACCTGACACAGGGGGAAGACTTCATAAAACGACTGCACTGCAAGGTCAAGGTAGGAAATTACTGGCTCATGTCAGAGCATCCGAGCAGTTCTCCTGACAGTACGCAGTACTCATGGACTACAACCGAGTCATCGTGCTGGCTGCTAATCGACAATGGCAGCGTGACAATGGAAAATGCTATTGTCACACTTGATTTCCGTGCCGAAGCACAGATGGAAAACATTACAGGATTTGCCATCGACATGCCCAGCAACCTTGTGCCGGGATATTATAACGTGTATATGGAGTTGCTTTGCAATGCCGAAGATACGGCTGACTTTGACACTTATTCAGCAATTGGATACCTTGTAAGCGACCTTCGCGTCAAGGTTTTGAGAGCCGTCAACAATGTCAGCCAGCCTACGCCTGACTTTGAAGAGAACAGCATAATCAGATTTAACGACACAATGGGCGAAGACTACGGCGTGGACGGTATCATCACGACAAAGCGAGGAACGCAGTATGGTGTGGGAATGGCACTTGACGCTGATCATGGGTATATCTCCACCAAGTATGACGAACTTGGTGTCATCCGTCGCGCCAACGCCTTGGGCGACATCAAAGAAATACTGACAATCGATGTCAGGAAGAACATACAGCCGACTGACCTGGTGGCTATACACAGCAGCGACTACAGCCTGTTATCTCAGACCGTCAACTGGCGTGACGATAAGAACACAATGAGAATTAGGAAAAAATAATAGAGGGGCCACCGCCCCTCTTTTTTTATTTTTTTTGAAAAACAACAAATAAAAACCTCACGGCTTTTGTATTTTACCAGGTCGCGGTGTAGTCTGCCGACCAGTCGCCATCGAGGGTGACATCCATCGAGCCCTCACCGTTAAACAGATTGCCGCTGAATGACGAAATACGGTTGCGCAAGAATGGTGCATCGGTGATGGTGGCAGAGCCGATGGCATTACCTTCACCATCCTTTGCAGTCACGGCGATGTCTGTAGTCCACTCTGCATCATCGCTGATGCCGAAGAACGATGCAACCAGTTTGCCGGTCGTGCCGATGTATGCAGCAGGCACGGTCACGCTCCGCTCTCGCTTCTCTGCGGCTGTCGCTTCGCCTGTGACATAGTTAAGGCCGAAATACCAAGTGTCGGGCGTAATACTGAGCGTTGCTAAACCATCCGGCACAAGATCGTTCACTTGCAGGCGCATTTTTGTGGCGACACGATTCAGGGTGACAGACTGTGAAGTGTTGCCTCCGCTGGTAACGTTCAATGTCAGCGAAGCCCAGAAGGTATCTTTTGGAGTTCCCCAAACGATGGTTTCCGCATCCTCATCAACTGTTGGCTGATCGCCACGCGATGCGACAAAATAGATGTGATGGGTACCAAGTTTCAGCGCGACAGACGGCTCACCCCAGTCATCATCCTGTGGAGAGTATTTCAAACTCTGCACAATTTCGCCATCTACATAGTCGAAAATCCACAGGTCGGTCATCTCCGCATCATCGGCAGTCATGGAGCCGCGTGTGACTGGTGCTTTGTCAAACAGCCACTTATCGGCAGATAATCGGAATGTGACGGTCTTCTGACCTGCGCTCTCTTCAATTTCAGTCAGGTCTTCCACTTGCACATACTCACACGATGACAGCATCAAGGCCGCTGTCATGGCCATCATTAACTTTTTCATAGCGTTTTGTTTTTTGATAGTAATTAAAAATAAGGGTTGGGCGGCACACATCACCGCCCATTACCCTGTTTTATTTTTTCTTCTATCATCTCAAAATCATCCCTCACAGACTGAGCGATGACCTTGGCATAACGCTGCGTCTGTGTGATGTTTGTGTGGCCGAGCATCCGCGAGACGTTTTCTATCTTTACGCCATTGCGGAGCATGTACGTTGCGAATGTATGACGGGCAAGATGCGAGTGTAACCGCGTCTTGATTCCTGTCATCACCTGCAAGGCTTTAAGTTGGCGGTTGTAGTCCGCATTGTTCATCTTTGGAACCTTCATGCCATATTTCTCCAGCACATGAAGCGCGGGCGGGAGGATGCTCGACACATAAGGAACGCCAGTCTTGATGCGTTCGCCAGTATTGTTCCATCTATGGCCATCCCATTTGTAGTCATTGATGTCAAAAGCCTGAGCATCCGAGAACGAAAGCCCAGTCCACATCTGAAATATGAAAAGGTCATGAGCCACATCAAGCGGCGATCCCGTCGGCAATATCATGCCTTCAAATTGCCGCATTTCCTCTTCTGTAAGATATTCCACACTCTCCTTTGTTCCACGGTTGAATTTTCCGCGCAGACGGTCGTATGGATTCTGCTGCAAGAGGTCAAACAGAACGGCACGGTTGAGCAACATCTTCAGGTTCTTGTGATAGTTCCAGATGGCCCCGTCGCCGAGGTGCTGCGGTTTCACACCAGCCTTGCGACGTGCATCGCTCATTGGTTTGGTGAGAGTGCGGAGGTAGGCATCCCACTCAACTATATTCTCCACGGTCACATCCTGCCACTTCCTGATTTTACCAAAATCGGTCAGGCGCGACACCAGCGGCAGATAGTGCTTCACGGTTCCATCAGCCAGATTGAGCATTGGCAGTTGCTTCTCCACCCACTCGATGAACGATGGGCGGTCGGTCTGCATATCAACCAACAGCCACACCTCTTTGCGAATATCCTCAGTATTGATGGCCACATTATTCTCCACGCACATGTTCACATACGCGAGAACCTTACTATATATGATTGCAAGCCGCTCGTTCAGTTCGCGTGCACCTGGGCAGTTGACTATTTGCCCAGCCACGAACTCGGATTTGTGGCACTTGACACCCGTGCCTATGTAGTAGGATTTTCGGTCGATGGTGATCCTGACCTCCAGTTGCCCAAGGCCACCATCTGCCACTCTACCCCGATGATCCCATACGATTGAATTTGTTATCTTCATGTTCTTGATTTCAGTTTTCCGATTGTCGTTTGTTTACCCGTTTTGTTTCCCCACCATTTTAGGGGGTGGGAAACACGTGGGGAAACATCCCGTCTAAAATCGGCTTATTTTGTCTTATTTTGTATTTTATCATAATTCTCTTGATTTAGCGTTAAACCCCGTGTTTACGGAGGATGCGCCCATTTTTGCGCATATCCCCACCACAAAAAGAGTGATTCCGGCGGGATTATGCGCGGATTAGACAAATGTACGATATATAAATAGGTTAACCGTGTTTTGTCATGGCTGGCGTGGGGAAACATTGGCAAATACCCCTGCCACCACATTAAGGTTACACCTATTATGATCAATACGGAAGTCATACCTGTGTCACTTGGCGTTTGCCGTCTTCGGCAACACCAATCTCGAATGGATAGTTTTTGAATGGCTCATCAATCCTGACTGATTGTTGCAGGATGGTGATCTGTTGGCGAAGGGCGGCGATGAGTTCATCTTTCGTTTGAATCACTTTGTCCTTTGCCGTAAGTTGTTCACGGAGTGCAGCGATAGTTTCATCTTTCGCAGCGAGTGCGGCATTGACCAGACTGGAGTGGTCGATGGGCTGCTGTTCCGTTTTATATGAAACAGATATTTCTTTTGTGAATTTTGGCATTGTGCCGTTCATCAGCCAGTCGAGCGAGAAGATTTCCTCAGTCGCCTGGTGGAACTTAATGATGAAGTCTTCATCGAACTTCTGTTGAATACGTTTCATACCAATAGAGAATCCGACTTCTGTCATCCCCATTCTTTCAGCAATGTCTTTTTGAAGCATATTTTTATTTTGCTTCATCCATGTCACGGCTTGCTTCATCCGCATATACACAGGAGAGATAACTGGCATAATATTACTTTCTTTGTTAAAATAATCTAAAACTTTAAATGAATTAAACCGAGTTTAAAAATAACTTTGTATATTTGCACCCGAAAGTAAGTAAGTATTCAAACATCGGGGCAAAAGAATAGCCGTCAGACGTGCAACACGTCTTTGCAAACATAATCCAAATGCAAATATACGGCTTTCTTCCCGATTTTGGTAAAATGTATGTAAACTATTAAGTAATTTTAAGAAAGCGTATGATTGTAGAAAAGGTTGGAAGAAAGCAGTGGCAGGACTTGAAAGTCGGCGAAACTGGTGTATTTACGCTGCCCGATGAAAGGGCTGTGGAGTCGGCTCGTGTGGCTGCTCAGGACGTGAAAAAGTACGACCACTATGAGTTTGAACGTATCAAGGTGGCCGAACCGTTGACCATCGCATTCAAGAGAACGAAATGAACTGGTCGGCATTAGAGGCTAAGATTTTGGCCGTAGTGATGAAGGCCATGAAGTCGGTCAACGAGCGTTGGGTGACAGCGGATGTACTTTGTGAACATGTCGGCACCCTGACACCGAGGTTCCTGAAGGATCATGGCGAGATGTTCAACCGTACCCGTGTCGAATGGACTGATACCGATGGAGTGCGTCATACTCAGGCATGGCTCTATCCTCTTTATGAAATCAAAGAGTGGATAGCAACTGGAAAAATCAAGGAACTAAAGACGAATTAGGCATATATGAATGAGGTATATAGATAGGTTAACTGATTGTTTTTAGAAGGCCGTGCGAGGCTGTTCATGTCAAAATGTTAATAAATTGTTTTAGGTTTTTAGTTATTCGTAAAATGGTGCCCGCCGCGAGGTTCGCACGTTTTAAGTGAAACATTAATTGTTAGAACAATATTGTGTATCAGCCGAGCGAGGCAACTGAAAAAAGCAAATCCATGTTAAATAACTTTGTTTACCCAGCCCGCTGCGAAGTTCGCTGGTTTTCAACGGAAGGTAGGCAAATTGGTGCCTGAGCAAGTCAAGAAGACGTTGCAAGAAGCAACAGCGAGGAGGTTCGATCCCTTCACCTTCCACCAAGACTACACAGGTCATGAAAGTGTGAACGCCACCGCGAGCGTGATTAGAGCGGGCAGAATGGCTCAGCCAGGAAGCAGCAGAGGCGCAAGTCGCCGGAGGTAGGGACTACAGGCATTAACCATCCTGACTAATCTGTAATGATGCCGATGGCGGTTGCAAGCCCGCAGTTAGAAATCAGAGCACAGAATATTAACTAAAAACAAAATTAATATGAAAAAGAATGATTGCAAAGATTTTTTTGAGGCTGTCGGCTTCGAGAATGGTAGTGATGTTAAGATGATGCTTCGGCAGATTGGGTTTGGGATGTTGCTGGGCTTGGCACTCATTGCGGTGCTTGGACTTGGCGAGTTGTTTTCTTAATCAAAGGGGGATTGGGTATGTGGATTGCATTACTAATTATTCTCTTGTTGTTTATTGCACTCATTGGCTGGTTGCTGATTTACTCTGGCAATGCCTGTGAATATGACGATGGGCGCGACGGAGATTTTGAGGATTGTTGGCGGTGTAGCCATTGCAGCCGCATTTGGGGCGTATGTCGTCTGACCAATGCCAGTGTTAGGAAAGGCCAGAAGTGCAACGTGGACGAGGAGTTGGCGAAACAAGAATCACTAAAAAAGAAATAATATGGAATTTTACGGTAGAATTTTGAAAGTTCTGGAGCCTCGGACTGGCACCAGCGAGCGGACGGGCAATGAGTGGAAAACTCAAGGATTCGTCTTTGAGTATTTTGAGCAGCCGACAGACCGCTATTCGGACAAAGTGTATCTCGAAACATTTGACGAGAATGTGATGTCGCAACTGAAAGAAGGTCTGCCAGTTCTCATCGGTTTTGGTCACAATGTGGAGGACTACAATGGCCGCACATACAATCGACTGAGGATGTATAAGTTTGAGCCGCAAGGTCAGAAGAAGCCTGCACCACAACCAGCGGACGGTGGCACGGGCGCGGCTCCAGGTGCTGCGGAACCAACAACCGGCAACGCACCATCGCCACAACCACAAGAAACTGGCGACTCTAATCAGGAAGGAGGAAAAGCAGATGACATGCCATTCTGACAACTATTTCGACAATCACCAGCCGACTGGGTGGAAGCAGCCGCAGTTCCCAAATCAGAACCCGCGACTGCCAAACCGAGTCTGGCGCAAACAATCGAAGTGATGAACAAACGATTTGATTGGACGGATGAAAAGTTGGCGATACTCCGTCGGCTATATCCTACAACGCCCGCCGTTGACCTTGTGGATATAATTGGCTGCACCGACAGCACCATCCACAAAAAAGCCCGCGAACTGGGAATCAAGCGCGATCCGTCGTTTCGTGTCGGCAAATATTATGGCCGGTACATCAAAAACAAAAATGACAAACAATGACAACTCAACAGGAATTCGACCACAACCGCTATATGGCCAACCGTGAGGCTCGAATAGCATATCAGCGGGCATATTATAGGGAATACGAATCAAAAGGGCTTAGAAAGCCCAGAAATCCGCGAGACCCGAACCGACGAAAGAAGAGAGACCACGAGCGGTATATGGAAAACCGTGAAGAGATTCTGGCAAAGCAAAAAGCCTACCGCGAGACGCACAAGGACGAGATTCGTGAGCGCAGGCGGAAGCGAAACTATGAGAGAATTTACGGCAAGCCGTACAACTAAGCGACAAAGGAACTATGACAGAAGATAGTAATACCCCAAAACTTGCAACACCTGAGCAACTTGCGATGGATGAACTCAGGCCGTACTTGCTGGATGCGAGCAAGGACTATGCAGAGCCTTTCTATATGCTCGAATACAATGGCGTGCCATTCTCACCCATCGGAGGCATTCAGGCCCTTAGCGGTCAAAAGAAGAACGGCAAGACGTTTGTCATTGCCCAACTGATTGCCGCCTGCCTTGCGCCTGATTCGCCACGAGTGCATGAGAACCTGCCAGGGCTGACAGTACCGCAACGCACACTTGAACATCTTGGTCATCTTCCGAAGGTTCTCTGGGTAGATACCGAAATGGAGGAGTTGAATTCTGCGAAGGTGTTGCGGCGAGTGCATTGGCTGATTGGTCAGGACTTCAAGGTGCCGCACGAACGGTTTCATGTTCTTTGGATGCGCACCGTAGAAGCCAGTGATCAGGAACCCGCATTTAAGAAACGTTGGCGGTTGATAAAGTTGGCGATTGAGGTGATGCAACCAGACATCGTGTTTATCGACGGTGTGCGTGACATCATCGGCGACTTCAACGACAATGCTGCAAGTTCCCAACTGGTGCAAGAATTGATGGCTACGGCTGAGAAACATCACATCTGTATCTGGAATGTATTGCACATGAATCCACGTCCGGGCAATGATGACGAGTCAAAGATGCGAGGCCACCTCGGTACTGAACTTGGAAACAAGGTCACAGATACATTGGTGAGCATTAAACAGAAGTCAGCCACTGGAGTAGTATTCACTGTCAAACAGATGGATGCCCGTGGCAAAGACCTCGACGACTGGCAATTTGAAGTGACTGATCAAGCCGGTGCGCTTGGTATTCCCCGTATCATTGGTGGTTCTACACTTCAGCAGACCATCAACAACCAGAAGACAGAAGAGGAAATCATGCTAAAGGAAACGGTGCGTGTATTAAAAGGAATTATATACCCACCAAATACAGAATATTTTTCAAATATAGTCAAACAAGCAAAGAAGGAATTGCGTGTCGGTGAGGAAAAGGCAAAGAAATACATCTACAGGCTGATGGACGTTCATCCTGGTATCATATACCAGTGTTCGGATAATAAGTGGACGATGAGCAAAAAGGAAGTTGAAGCCTTTGAAAACGACATGCCTTTTGCGCCACCTGACTGACTCGAACCCCGAACCCCCGAATACCCTGTTACCCCTATATAGGGGTACAGGGTTTCGGGGAGGGATTCAGGGTATCGGCGCGGCGAGCCTCGCACGCGCACGTTTGGCTTTACAATATTGAGCGATTATGGCAAAGATTTCGAAGCACATCATCGAAAGGATTCTGGAAACAGCGAAGATTGAAGAGGTCGTCGGCGACTTCGTTGACCTAAAGAAAAAGGGCGTGAGGTACTTGGGACTTTGCCCATTTCACGACGACCATCACATCGGATCATTCAGCGTGTACCCGAAAGACAACATCTTCAAGTGTTTCGTCTGTGGAGCCGGAGGCGATAGCGTGGCATTCTTAAAGAAACACGAAGGTCTGTCATTCCCCGACGCGATCCGATGGCTCGGAAAAAAATATAATATCGAAACAGATATGAATGACTTTAACTACACCCCACCGCCACCACGACCCGCACCGCCACCATTGGAGATGCTGGTGCTGCCGAAACACATCATGGCAGGCACATTGTTGGCCGAGGCATTGGCACAAGACAACCTCGTGGCATACGTCAGGACGGGCATCGCTTGGGACACTGTGCAACGGAAACGTGTCGAAGAGATGCTGGCTGCGTACTGCGTCGGTCACGGGAAGAAAGGTCACACTATCTTTTGGCAACTCGACGAACAGGGACGGCTGCGCACGGGTAAGATGATGAAATATTACCCGCCAGGGCATCCGAACTTCGGTCATAAGGACAAAGAGTCATCGTGGAAGTTTGATTTTATACACGCAACTCTTTCAAAGCATTGGGACGCTGAAAAGCGTGAGTGGACGGACGAACCGCCCTACCCCTATCCGCATATTTACGACCCGTCGAAGCAAGAGATGAAACAATGTCTTTTTGGTATGCACTTGCTGAACCGATACAAACGCAAGGACATTGACCAGGCTGTTTGTATCGTTGAGAGCGAGAAGACCGCCCTGCTGATGGCGATAGCCTATGGCAACCATACGAATCAGGTATGGATGGCGTGCGGAGGCATCGAGAACATCAACCGCGACAAGTTGGCACCCATCATTGAGCAGCGTCGGCGCATCATCCTCTATCCTGACCGCGACGGCATCGAGAAGTGGAACATCAAGGCCGAGCAGTTGCACTACGACCGCGTGGTGGTAGATACGACACCCGTCATAAAGTGGTGGAAGCCACAGGACGGCGAGAAGGCCGACATCGCAGACGTTGTGATCCGTTGCATCAACGAGAGCAAACCACTCACCGACATCAACGACGTGAAGGCCACCATGCCGCAAGCGTCGGGGCTAATTGATAAACTTAACTTAGAAATAGAAGACAATGAACAAGAAAGACATTCCACTGAATAGCGACGAGGGCAACACCAAGACCTTCTCGGTGAAAGTGCCGCTGTGGGCGTGGCAACTGCTCAATATCATTGCGGAGTCGCGCGAGCACGGCACGAACGGCAACGACCTGTTGAAGAAGTGCCTGATGTTCATCATCGAGACCGCCAAGATAGACGGGCCTGTGCCGCTGGAGTTTCAGACGTTGCTGAACATGCTGAAACTCGACACCTCTTGGCATGGTGCATTCAACTTCGCCGACGCAGAGGCACGGATGGACATTGCCCAGATTGTGCTCATCTTGCAACAGCATGACGGCAACCGACCGCGCCAAGGCTTCGGGCTCTGTATGATTGACAAACCTTTCTGCGGCGAGTCCACAATCACCTACTGCGTGGATGACATACTGGAGCGAGTTACCGAGGTATCAATGCCTGGACTCTATAAGGAACTGCGACAGGCTGGCGTGGCACTCAAAAGCCAGTCGGTGCGCGAGACGCTGACACATCTTTGCAATGCTGCCATTGTGGAGTTCCTGAACGAACTCGACGCGGCAGAGATGCCACAGGTCGGCACTTTCCACGACTTCGGAAAGGCTGTCGAGTACGGAAACCCAACCAAGCGAAAGCCACACCGAACACCTGACAGCCTCGCCAACTCTCAACAGACTATCAAGTTCGACGAGACCGACCAAGCACGTGCACTTGAAGAGTCGCACGATGGCCGCGACCTTGGCGACATCATCGACGAAGAAATAGGATCAAGACCATTTGGATATGAATCATGAGAAGAAACGGCTGCCGTGGAGGTGCAAGAACCAGCAGCAGGCGAAGGACAAGGCGACAATCTATAACTCGCGTGAGTGGAAAGCCTTGCGCATCCAGAAGTTGAGAGCCAATCCTTTGTGCGAGCGATGCGAACAGGAAGGATTCGTGAGGTCTGCCCATTGCGTCCATCATATTGTTCCCATCGAAACGGCCAAGACGATGGAAGAGATGAAGCGACTCGCCTACAATCCCGCGAACTTGATGAGCCTTTGTGATGAATGCCACCACAAGATTCATGAAGAAATGCGGAGTTTCGACCCTGCCTGCGTGAAGGAACGGGAAGAGGCAAGGCATGAGAGGTGGAAGGATGCGATGATGAAGCGATTCATCAAGCCTTCGGACACCGACCCAACCACGACCACCTAAACTCCGGGCGTATCGTTTTTCTTGCGACCCCTCTCGGATTCCGAAAT